CCGGGTGCGCCGCGAGGGGCAGAACGTGATCGTGATCGAGCCCTACGTGTTGGGCATGGAAGACACGGACAGCAAGGGCAAGACGCTGAAGGCGGGCCACATTGCCGAGGCCATTCTCTCGGCGGTGGCGCCGCTGGAAGCGCCCAAGAGCAGCCCGGAGGCGCGCTTTCGCCAGGTGCACCGCATCCTGCGCGACAGCCGCCGCAGCGGCAACATGCATGTGCTGGTGATCGAGGAGGCGCACGGCCTGCCGATCGCGACGCTCAAGCACCTGAAGCGCTTCTTTGAGCTGGAAGACGGCTTCACCAAGTTGCTGAGCATCGTGCTCATTGGCCAGAGCGAGCTGCGCACCAAGCTGAGCGAGAACGACCCGCACGTGCGCGAGGTGGTGCAGCGCTGCGAGGTGATCGAGCTGGTGCCTCTGGATGGCCGGCTTGAGGATTACCTGAAGTTCAAGTTCGAGCGCGCGGGCAAGCCGCTGGCCGAGGTGATCGACGAGAAGGGCATCGACGCGGTGCGCCGCCGCCTGACCACGAAGGACAGCGGCCCGCGCCGCGGCGACGCGGTCACGGTGAGCCTGCTGTACCCGCTGGCGGTGAACAACCTGCTGACGGCCTGCATGAACCACGCGGCCGGCATCGGCGCCCCGCGCGTGTCGGCCGACGTTGTGATGGCGGTGTGACCATGGCCCATCTTTTCAAGGTATCGGTGACCCTGCAGGACGGCAAGCGCCTGCGCGGCTACGGCTTCTTCCTGGACGGCGAAGAGGCGATGAACCAGACCTGGGCGGACTACCCGGAAGCCTGCAGCGTGGCGGCGATTCAACTGACGGGGAGGGCCTCGGCATGAACTGCTGCGATGACAACGGCAAATGCACGGGCGGCCATGGCTGCGCCGCGCGCAAGCCTGAAGGTGCCCAGGTGCTGCGCCTGGCGCCGGGCGTGATCGAGGGCCACAAGGTGGGCCTGCTGGGCACGCCAGCGCAGCGCCGCGAACTCAAGCGCTGGCTGCTGCCCTCGCTGGCTTTCTCGGCGGTGGTGACCTTGTGCGGCTTGGCCGTGGGCGTGATCGCCGGGAGGTTTTTCCCATGAGCGCGAACGCTGCAGAAACCTACAACGGCGGCGTCTACCGCCTGACGGCGCGGGCCAACCCGCCCGCTGACGGCGCGGTGGAGGCAAGGGCCGCCAAGCGCCCGCGCTCCCTTGACCCGCTGTCACCCGAGGCGCTGGCGGCCTGGCACGTCCTGCGCGATGAGGGCGGCTTCTGGACCTCGGCCGAGCTGGGCCGCCAGATGCTGCCCGATGCCCCGCTGGTTCGCGCGAATGTCTCTGGCGGGCGCTGGATGAGCGCGCTGATCAAGCGCGGCCACGTGGCGCTGCAGCCCAGCTTCCGCCGCGTGAAGGCCTACGGCGTGACGGCGCGCTGCATCCCCCCGGCGGGCGAGAGCCTGGAGCCGGTTGACAAACCCCAAATTCAAGGAATTGAGCAATGAACATGAATGCATTGACGAGCGCCGCCAAGGCGCTGGACCTGACGCCCGAGCAGATGGCGCAACAGGCCGATCTGGCTTGCCGGCTGATGAGCATGGCGCTGGTGGGCGTGCCCACGCCGGCCGAGGGCTCCAAGGTGACGCGGCCTGTGCTGGCGCTGCAGGCGCTGATCACGGCCTTCAGCGTGATCGGCGACAACCACCAGGACGTCACCGAGCTGGCCTCTGACCTGGCCTACGACATGAGCATGTCGCTGATCGACGCGGCCTTGCGCCGCGAGGTGGTGGCGAAGGCCGCACGCCTCGCCAGCACCACCGTCACCCCCACCAACCAACTCGAAGGAGCCACCCATGGCGAGTAAATCACGGCTGAAAGTTGTCAGCGGCGGCGTCGGGCCGCAGAGCAAAAACGACGCGATGCGCGACATCAAGGCCATCGGCGATCTGCAGCGCGAGCTGCAGCGCATGGACGCCGATCTGAACGACCAGATCGCCACGCTGACCAAGGCGGTGGCGCCCAAGATCGAGAGCCTGCGCGAACGAGTACTCGTCCTGCAGGCGGGCGTGCAGACCTGGTGCGAAGCGCACCGCGTGGAGCTGTGCGGCAAGGGCAAGAGCGCCAACCTGGTGACCGGCGAAGTGAGCTGGCGCCAGCGCCCGCCGAGCGTGTCGATCACCAAGGCGGAAGACGTGATCGAGCGCCTGCGCGGCGCCGGCCTGGTGCAGTTCATCCGCACCAAGGACGAGGTGAACAAAGACGCGATCCTGGCAGCCCCGGCCGAGGTGGCGGGCATCCGCGGGGTGAAGGTTGTCACCGGGGTCGAAGACTTCGTGATCACGCCGTTCGAAGTCGAAGTGGGAGAGACGGCATGAACATCGTCAAGAACTTTCAAGTCACCTCAGACGACGACTTCCACCAGGTGTGTCTTCGCGTCGATACCGCTGTGCTCACGCCTGAATTGGCGACTCAGATCAACACGTTCTGGGGAGGCAGTGAGGACCGCCTGGATGACCAGGGCGGAGACGTTTTGCTGGCAGTCATCAGGCTGTTCGGCGCGCAGTGCATCCGCCACCTCCTGGAAGACGGCGGCGCTGAGTTCGCGTCGAACGATGCCGGCCAGCAACAGCGGATCACACAGGGCGTTTTGAATGCTGAAGGTGAAGGATGGCCCGACCTTGAATCCCTGGGAATCCTTGTGACCTCGGCCGACGTTTACGTGCCCGAGTTCAACTCGGTCACGCTGCAGGAGCTGCATTCATGAGCGCTCCATTGTTCACGCCTTCCGAACAGGCCGTGATGCACCTGGTGCAGCGCCTGGTAGAAGACCCTCGCCTGGCCTACCTGATCGGCCCCGGGTCGGAGTCGTTCGAGCTGCTCGTGAGCGCTGCCCAGCTGCTGGTTGGCGATCCGGTTTATCGCGACATGTATCGCGAAGGTCTGCTGTGCAAACTGCGCCCCCAGCCGGTACCCGGCATCGGCAAGGCGGGCGCGGTCATTGACCCGGAGCTGCTCGCACGCATAGCCGTCTACGACGACCAGGTGCACGACCTGGACAGCCAGGACGATCTGAACATGCTGGTCAATCACTTCGTCGGGCGCGGCCTGACCGTGGCCGAGGCCGAGCGCGACACGATGACCGAGGAGTTGTTCTGATGAGCCGCATCAACATCTCCTGCAAGTGCACACGCTGCCGCAACCAGCACATGGAGGCCGACCGCGTCCAGAAGCTGCGGCCGTCCAGCGGCAGCATCCCGATGTTTGACCTGGTGTGCCCGCGCTGCGGCTGCACCAGCTTCTACGACATGAGCCCACAGGTGGCTTGGTGCTGGGCCAGTGGTCTGATTGAGATCGGCGATGCGCTTCCTGGCAACAAGACGGACGGCAGTGGCGCCCTGCAATTCGCGAGCGGCCCTAAATACGCGCTGAAGTCCCAGGTCGAGGTGATGGCGCGTCACGGGCGAGGTGCTGGGTCTGGCACGTTGCTGGTTCCCGGTGTTCCAGAGGCCGCCGACCAAGGCAAGGCGATGGACGCGCTGTCGGAATGGCTGACCCACTGCAACCGGGGCAAGGCTCGCGACGGGGTTGTGTTCAAGAAGGGTGGCTTCTGATGGCACTGAGTTCGCACCAACGCGGCACCTTGACCAGCATCTCCGCCCAGATGAAAACCATGTCCGCAGAGATGAGGGCATTCGCCGATGGCTGCGCTCAGCCCAAAGCGCAAGCCAGCGCACCAACGCCGCTCGGGCTCCCCGCCCAGCTGCAGATCAACCAATCCGGCTCATGGCGCAGCGTGTTGGACTTCGACATGCGCACGGCGCCGCCGGAGTTCCTTCGGGCGGCCGACCAGCTGGTGCGCCTGGCCGGCGAGAAGACAACCATGCGGGTGGTGTATTGCCATCGCAGTGACAACGGCGGCACGCGGACGACGAACAACGTGCTGATGCGCTGGTCGCGCCCGGAAGGCTGGGTCAACACATGAGCACCAGCCCGATTCAGGCCGCAAAAAACATGCAGGGCTACGTGCCCGCCACCCAGCGCCAGCGCTGCGCAACCTGCCAGTTTTCCGCCGACTGCTATGGCTCGGGCCTGCAGTGCCGCAAGGGCGGCTTTCTGGTGACCGTCTATTCGGTGTGTGCTGACTGGCAGGTGCGTCAGCCACCTGGGTTCAAGCAGCCAACGGGCTGACCCGTCCACACGCGCGTCGGCCGCCTTGGGGCGCGATAGGTCGATGGGGATAAGCGGTGGGTGCCCGAGGTTTGCATACCCAACTACCGCAGTCAACGGCCGGTGCCTTCCCACCAGCCCGAATCGGCCGGTTTTCCGGGGGTGCCGTGAGATCCCCGGGCTTACAAAAACGCATCGACTAGGTGCGTTTCTGCAAGCAAAGGAGCCTCCCATGTCAGCACAGCCCCAACCCAAGACAGCGCCACGCGCCGCCCCACAGGGCAATGAGCGCGTGCGCTTGATCCGCCTGGTGCACGTTGGCCGCCGCGAGCTGAACCTCGACGACGCGGCGTACCGCACGATCCTGCAGGCGCAGGGCGGCGCTGATTCGTCGGCCGCGATGTCGGTGGGCCAACTGCAACGCGTGGTCGACTACATGAAGCGCACGGGCTTCAAGGTGGCCACCAAGGCGAAGTCGGCGCAGCCGGTGCGGGTGTTTCAGAAGAGCCGCAGGGTGGGCCTGACGTGGTCCGCTGGCGAAGCGGTGAAGCTGGCGTCTGACCCGGAGTCG